AAACGCTGAGAGAGATACCGCATGGATGCGCCCATCTCTCCATCCGGTCCACCGGAATGCAATACCAGATGGTATGCTGTAACTACAAACAATTCGATGATACAATATGTTTTCCCGGGTAATTTGCCCGGGAATTTTTATTGCATTTCTTCTATATACATGTTATCATAACACATGGTCAGAACATCCAAAATGGCCGCAAAAAAGAACAATTCTTTTCGCCGCGTAGCTGCGGCGTTTCTTTTTGCCCTGGGAACTTCCCAGGGCTTTTTTATTACTGCCGATTACACCACTCCTGCAGGGCGCGAACCATTGCAGATGGATTACTGATCACACCGTCAATCGGCGTGCCGATCTTACGCTGGAGTGCGCGGATGGTCTGCGGTCCGATGTAGCCATCCGCCGTGGTTTCTGCCCATTCCTGCATTTTCTTGATCAGTGTGGATCCGCCAGACAGTTTTGTGGACCACTCAGCCACTGTAATGCCGGCACAGTATTCCCGATTGGATGTTGGCTGGTTGCTGATCCTGCCATCCTTTGGTGTCCCGAAGATTTCCTGCAGGCGCAGTGTCAATTCTGAGCCCCAAACGCCATCAACTGCAATGGTCTGCTTTTTAGCGTCATTCTGCGGTGTTGCTGTACCGCCGTAGGTGCAGTATTTCGTATGACAATTGATCCATCCTGCGCCCGAGAGCAGTTTTCCCCAGCTTCCATTCTGGATTTTGGTGATAGTATAGCTGCCCTGATCCCGGATTACTCCGACGATCTTACTGTCTGCATTCGGCGCGATACGGATATTTAATGCCGTGTCATTAACCTTGTAAACTCCTGGCTTATAGATCTCCTCGCCGGATGTATTGTTTCCGGAAGACTCTGAGCTTCCGCCGCTGATCAGCTTCTTGAATCTCGTCCAGTCGCCTTTTGCAATGATCTGCGACGGGCAGTTTTTGCTGCAAATGTCGAGATGTCGATAGACTCTGGATGCCGGGATGCCTGTTTCTTTCATGAGCTTCCTTACAAGCTCCACGGTGTTCTGAAAAGCCTTCTCATAGTTATATCCGCCCTGCACACACATTTCCACGCCGATGCTGTTTCGATTGCCGTAGCTGCCGAACAGATTGCCATTTCCGTAATTGATACCAACGTGCCAGCATCCGAGGTTGTGCGGTGCGGCCTGATAGGCGATGTCACTGTCATCTGTGTAGTAATGAGCTGACATGCTCGAAAAATTTCCATCATGCTGCGCTCTGGCGTGAGCGCGGGCGTTGGCTGTTGGCTCGAAGTTATCGGTGTTGTGCACAACGATACACTGTGGATTGTTGTACGGATAGGTATTCTGGCTGCTGATGTATGATCTATCAATCTTCATTGTCTCTCCTTCTGCCAGGCGAATTGCGCCGGCGCAAAAGAGGACGGTTGTTAGCCGCCCTCACTCTGATTTCTGTCCCTGTTTGATAATCTGATTTACATAGTTACTCAACCCAGCCACGAGGATGCCCTGCGTGACCGCCGTAAAGACTGCCATCGCCGCCTGCTGGCCGGTGCAGACCTCGCTGGTGGCCAGTACCCAAACGGCGCACAGGACGATGCTCACGCCGCCGAGAATCAGAGGAATATACTTATCCTTTACAGCCTGTGCCTGTTTCAGTCCCATGCCAAGGAAGTACAGGACAATAGCTACAATGATCAGTTCCGGTTTTACATAATTCATAATCTGTTCCATGTCAATCGCCTTTCTTTTTTAAGTGTAATTCATCAATTTCCTGCTTCATCTTTGTGATCATACCGTTTCCACCTAATGCATGATAGGCTTCGTACATTTCACAAAAATTCTGGTATGCATAGGATGGGATGTCTCCCAACTGTGTATACTTGCTATGGTACTCGATCAGCTGGACCCTGAGCAGCAGCATGGTTCCCTTGCTGTTTGCATCCCGGTCTCTTTTCTGGTTCTTCAGAAGCCAGACGATGTACCCAAGAAGCACTGGAAGTACTACAGTATATGTCTGCATTAATATTTCGCTCACTGCACCGTCTCTCTTTCTTCTTGATTCAAAAAAGCAGGACCGTTTCCGGCCCTACTCAGCTTTCTCCTTTTCTTCTAATTCAGCGGTATACTTATCATACTCATCCCAGATGTCATTTTCGAACTTATCAACAATGTCATCAATTGCTGCCTTGTCCGATCTGTATTTTCTTCCGTTATTGATATACCGATTGATAATCGGCACATCCGGATGTTTTGCATCCATGTTCGCATCCATGGATACTACTGTTTCACCGTCTACTGTGATGATTCCTGAATAGTGGATATCCTTTGTGTAAGTTGCTTTTACTTCTGACATAATGTATGTCCTCCTTTAAATTAATTATTTCCAGAGAGATTATCTCTCATGGTATCAAGTTCACTTCTGAGACCTACAACCTCCAATTCGAGTTTGGATCTCCTTTCTTTTTCAAGCTGTAGTTCATGCGTTATTACAGCGATCAAATTGGTATATACCATACTATAGGTATCAATATAGCCATCCTCTGTGTTCTTTCTGTCGTGGTGTACCAGATCCAGCTCGTCTTCTCGGATTCCGAGTTCTCGCATGGCTTCCACAACATCCTGTGCGACAAATCCATAGCAAATGCGTCCATCGCCGTCAATCATCCGATACTGAACTGGTTTTAAGCGATCGAACAGCTCTGAATGAATATCCGTCTTATTGATCTTGCTCTCACCGAGTGGAAATATGTTTGTTTTGGCGCGGCGATCGGATGTGACCTGTGGGGAGTTTTTAACAATCAAACGCTCCCATACTCTTCCACTATCTCCTAACATAATCTTTTCGGAGTACGCCTTGGTCGGTGCGAACGCTCCAGTATACACTCCTCCAGACCAGCCACAGCCATAAAATTCGACCTCTGCCTGATAACCTTTCTTCTTTGATTCAAGAATAATGCTACCGTTACCAATATCGAAGTTTGCTCTGTTGTTGGCATCCGAGTAAGTATTTACAACAAAAGAATCGTCAACAGCTCCGGCTATACAGCTTCCAGAAGAACTTGATGTCTCCAATACAGATTCGTGGACACCTTTAATATCTACATATTCGCTCTGGATTGACAGAGCCGCATTGCCGGATTTTGTTTCAACCAAAATCTTACCGACACCGCCACATAACTCAATAACCGCATCTTTTGCGTTCTTTCCAAGCTGGATCAACTTATCACCATAATATGCGAGTGTCGTTCCTGCCTGGTTAAGAATCTCAAATGCTGATGCTGAAATCTTAGTCCGATAGCCAGACCAAGATCCGCTGGTTTTATTACCAACTTCCAATCCGGTCCCATCAGTAAACTGCATAAAGTTGGTGGCTGTTTTTGCTGCTTGTAAAGGATTCGCATTAATTGAACCAGATGGTAAAGAAGCTAATTTGGTTGATGTCCACGTCACTGTATATGGACCAGAACCTTGAGTATAGTTAAATACTCTCATATGTCCATACGGTTCATTTAATCTTGTTATAAGGCCCCACGTTGAAGTAGTCTTTTTATAAATCCATAACGACCATCCGCCTGAAGATCTTAGGAAATCCAATCCAGGATCTGAGTTATTTGCAGAAATAAAACTAAACTGGACATCTGTTGTCTCAAAACCTCTGCCACCAAGTTTAAATGTTGTTGGATGATTTGCATACAAACCTGTGATCTTTATTGTAGCAAATTCGACATAAAGATTTGACTCACCGTTTCCATTTACCGTATGCACTACCTGATTTGCGTCCTTACCTGCAGCGCCCTGTGGACCTTGAGGACCTGTTGCGCCGGTTGCACCTTTATCTCCCTGAGGACCTTTATCGCCTTTTACACCTTGAGGACCTTGTGGTCCCTGAGGACCAGTTGCTCCTTTATCCCCTTTATCTCCTTTGTCACCTTTAGTTCCAGTAACACATACCGGAGTTGTCGTAGAGGTGGTATTATTTGTATACGTAATAACAGATCGTGTCCAGATATACTTTCCATTCTCCCATCCAGGATAAGTTGTCGACCACGATCCGCCAGAAAGAGATGTGGCCGAGGTGGATTTATAATACTGCTCTACGATAGATTTGACGCCATTGCCTGTTGCTCCAGTTCCGCCAGTTGCTCCAGTCTCTCCCTTATCGCCCTTGTCACCCTTCACACCAGTTGCTCCCTGTGCGCCAGCAATGCAGACTCCATTTTGATTTGGCGAATAGGTCTTATTACCAGCTCCGTCTGTCGTTACCGTACGACTCCACATATACTTTCCGTTAACCCAAGTCGGCGCTGTCGTTGACCATGATCCGCCAGAAAGAGAAGTTGCAGATGTGGATAAGTAGTATTCTACGTCAACGAAAGATACATAATCTTCAGGTGCCGGAGTCCAATCCGTTGCCATGTTTCCTTTTTCAATCTTTAGTCTTCGCCACCTAATTTTACCGGCACCACTCGAATAATCGCACCGCATCGAGATCATATATTTTTTACAAGATCCGTCCCATTTTTTCGTAAGGGTGCAGATTTGCTTTCCAGATTCCGATGTTATTTTAAATAACCCATTTGCAAACGGATTATCATGGGTCCAAGTGCCATCCTGCGAGCCTTGTGACCATAGTGCAAAAGTTCCTGCTGACGACGATTTGAAACCAGTCCATTCTATTTCGATAGCGGTTGTAAATATATCCCCTACCGAACAGTTGTCCGGTATAGCAAATGATTTTATATCTACGCATACATTCGTTCCCGATGCTGGTTTCCAATAATCTGACCATTCGTCCGATGTCTTCTGTAAAAGATTTCGCCCACCGACAACAATTCCTTCCGGTGTACTACCAACGTTGTAAGCGGTTGAGGTAGTATTGTCCGTGTAGGTAATGATTGTACGCGTCCAAAAATATGGCTTATCTGCACTTGTTGCCGGAGGAGTTGCTGACCATACCCCCGTAGGAATCGTTGTTCCTGAAGAGCTTGCTTGGTATGTAACCGCTGTTGACTTAACACCTTTTCCAGTGGCTCCAGTATCACCTTTATCCCCCTTACTGCCTGTTGCGCCAGTTGCACCTCTCGGGATAATCGTATGACTTATGCATAAACCTTTCAGATCGCCTGATGCTGTATTGCTTCGATAGTAAGCAACATGAGCATTTTTTGTGTCTGTTGCAGTTCCAACGATTGCGAACATATCACCAATTCGACAACCATTACGAATGCCGGATGTACTGGACCAAGTTTCTTCATGATTAATGGTTCCATATGTTGCCCACTGAGACTCTGTGAAGGCATCTCTGACTACATTTGCCACAAGACTATATCCCTGTGATCCCGTAGCACCTGTTGCACCTTTGTTGCCGTATACACCGATAACTCGTTTTGTTGTGTCTACCGTCGTTCCATTCGTATAGGTAATTGTCTCGTAATTCCAAAGATACTTATTACTCTCTGTCATTGTCGGAACGGTAGATGACCACGATGTTGGAACCGTTGAATTGGATGTCGAAACAGCGTAATGCTCTGTGATACTCTTAATACCGTTTCCAGTCGAACCGGTATCTCCTTTATCGCCCTTACTTCCTTGATCGCCATATGATCCAATAATGCAAGGCGCGGTCGTACTTGCTACTGTCCCATCGGTATATTTGACGACTTCGTAGTTCCAGAGATACTTCTTAGCTGCTGAAACTGACTGAACGGTCGTTGTCCACCCGCTTGTCGCCGCAGTAACTCCGCTTGCTGATGCTGTCGCCAGGTAATAATTGATTACCGATCCGATACTCTTTCCATTCGCACCATTTGTTCCATTGGTTCCCATACGACTGACGCTGTATATCGTAGACGTTGTATTATCTGTATACGTGATAACTGTCCTGGTCCACAAATATTGTCCGGCTGATGCAGATGGAACCGAAGAGGACCACGTTCCCGTTGGGATCGCCGTTCCGGAAGATGACACCTGATATGTAACTGCCGTCGATTTGACGCCCTTACCCGTATCACCCTTGTCTCCTTTGGCCCCTGTCTCGCCTTTGATTTTTGCCCACTTATATGCTCCAACGCTCGTAGGATCATCTTTTGCATAGTCCACGCATGTTCCGATATAAGAGCCGATATCTTCACCACTATTCCCGGTGAAGGTCTTTCCACCATCGTTACTGTATTTGATGTGCAGATAGCTTGTTTTTCCATCCACTCCATTGGTGCCTGAAATTCCCTGCTTTCCCTGCGGCCCCTGTGAACCCTCAAGTTGCTGCCAGCTGTATTTCTTCGGGTCATTTGAATCTGTCTGGGTAAAATCCACATACGTTCCGATATATTTTCCCGTATCCTTTCGCAGCTGATTTGCTGTCGGGTTTGGAACATCAGCGTATCTCACATGAAAGAAGCTTGTCAGACCGTTCTTCCCGGGTTCTCCAGCAATTCCCTGCTCTCCGACGACTTTTACCCAGATATAGATACTTGGATCCGTCAGAACTGGCTGCTTTGTCGTCTGGTTGTATGCAATACCCATGTATGTCTTTCCTGCAGATTTAAGCGATATTCCACCGCCTGTTTCTGTATCAGCAAACACAACCCAGGTGTAAAACGTCCGATTCTTTGCCAGCTTCTCAAACTGTGAAGCCAGACTTTCCATTTTTTCTGAAATTCCGCTTGATTTCAGCTTATATTCGCCCAGCGTCGCCGTGTACTCATCATTGCAAATGGATGACTCCAGTTTCATGATTCTCGCAGACAGATACAATTCTCCGGCATCATCTACGATGTTCACTGTATCACCAATTTTGATTCCATCCGGCAGATACGCCAGCTCCACTTCGTAGGATACGGCCGCATCATAGATCTTTTTCAGCTTGGAAACAGCGCGATTGCACAGTTCCGACTGGCTTAAAGTGTCGTAGGTATAAGTCTGGACAATATGGCCACTTCCATTTCCTTTCTCGGAAAGATACCGGCTCCATTTTGCCACCGCACTCCTGGAATAAATCGTGCTACCGGACAAATAAATATCACCGTCATCATATTTATACCCTTTCAGAGTGATCGGTGTTTCACTTTCTTCTGGATATCCGCCGGTGACAGAAAGTGCTGTTGCCAGATCCTCCACCGAACTTTTTACGATGATATTTTTCACTTCCCGGTTGATCCGAAGCTCCCGCCCCTGATCCACACCGCGCTTCTTATGCAAGTTGATGTACTTATGTTTGATTTTCAGCCGCTCGATTTCAAATGTATAGGAAACTTCCGCATCGAACTGCGTGGCAACGCTCAAAATACGCTCTGATGCCGTCGCCTCACCTTCCCAGGACAGCTTCCGGTTATAATTGCTGACCTCGTTAATTCCGACCCCAAAGCCGGAATCATCGCTGAATTTTTTTACATAATAACTCGCTGGATACGCCTTGTCCGCCTTGTATTCACCAACCGTCTCATTCAGAAGATCCATGCCTGCATCCTCTGCATAGATTTCTATTTCCTGTTTAAAAATATTCTCCTCGCTGGTGATAATCGTGTAAAACTCCTGCTCATCGCCATTCTTACGAAGGATATAGTTGCCGACAGCACTGTACTGTGTGGCATCTTTCCGTGTGTCACCTGTATAATTCAGCGTAAATTCCAGCGTTGCAACGCCTGCTTCTACTTCTTCCGTCTTCTGATCGTCCGTAATATATAATCCTTCGGGCAGTTCTGTGCTTGCCTGCCCGAGGATATTCATATGCCTGTCTGCAAAATATAAAATCATAGAAACACCTCCCTGTATTTCATTGTGTATGTTGGCTGTGTTGCCCAGTCCGATGCAATGCATTGGATCTGATTCATTCCAGGCTGCAGGCAAAAGTTCTCCCAATCGTTGCCCAACGCACCAAGATCCTGTCTCGGAAGTCCCTGTAACATGACCTCTCCATTGCTACAGTCAGCTGTCAAAACCTGATTTACCGAAAATTTATTCGGAATATCACGCCATTTTTCTACATTGTCAATTCTCACGAAGATGCCGCGGAAATAATTTCTGGTGACAAGCTGATTTCCTGTATTTCGACTTCCCCACTGTCCCAAATACAATTTCACTGTTGCCACTTTCACATCTTTTAATTCTGGAACTGTAAATTCCGGATAACTGCCCTTCCAGAAAAAACGTATTTTCTCTCCATGTTTCATCATGTCGCTTGCGCCATACGTTTGGCTGTATGGGTTTGCATCTTTTCGATGGCAAGGTTCAAAAGTATATGTTTTGACGATACGCGGGTTGTTTCCACCTACCCACATATTCATGTGCGCTGTGTTTCCGATCGTATCGGTTTTGTATATCTCCTGGCAGCAGATCATTTTTCCGTTCGCATCGCAGAAAGCAATCGCCTGGCAGCCCGTCTGCCCCATAAGACCAGTTTCAAACCAGCTGTTCATGTAACAATAGAGGTGCGTCGCTCCCTTTGCTCCATTGGAATCTACCACATCAATAGATTTCATAGCTCCATTCCAGCCGTTTGTGTTTGGACTTACATATCCACTGCTGGCCAGATACAGACCTTTGATGCTGTCTACGCTCATGACACCCAGCTTTCCAGCCGTCTTGCTGTTACTGTATAAGAAGTTGCTCCCTGTATCATCTTTCCACGCCGCATCCTGTGACCAGACATATTGGTCAGCATAGCTTGTTATCAGTTCGCTTTTTTTGTATGTTTCTCCGTTCAACTCATCCGGATCACCGAACTGAAGAATTTTCTTGGAGTCATTTACAAAACCTACTACTCCATTTTCACTGTGCATTACTGCCTGAAGCTTTGGAAAGGCCCGATAAGTGCCGTTGTACGACACAATGAACGTTTTTCCGTCATCCGCAGTCGGATTCACCGTAAATTCTTCCACCGAATACTTGAATGGATCCGCGCAGTAAAATTCCAGCTCCGCAGTGATCGCATTTCTTCCCGCCGGCACTTCACTCGTTCCCTGCTTTGTTCCGATATAATATTTGTCCGGTTCATCTGCAAAAATAAGGGTTGCCTGTTCTGCATCCAGAAGAGCATTCAGTTTGTTGTAAGCACTGCGAAAAGCTGCATTATCTTCGGCTACCAGCTGATATCCCACCACAATAGTCCTTGGCTGATAACGCTTTCGTCGATACTTTGTACCGTCAGACACGCCTGTTTCCAGATCTGTAATCTCCGTACCCAAAATTTCCCGGCCGGACACATAAAGTGTCCGATAGCCGGGAATTACGTTCTCAAGATAACTTCCATTAAACATGAGAGCCTCCGAAGGCAGGTTCTGCCCTGGGTATCGCTCTGTTGTATCTACAAAGTTATACATTCATTCTCCTGCCTTTCTTTCGGTTCTCCCTAGTCTCCTGTTTCTCAATTTCTTCACGTGTATACGTTGCAGTCGCCTTTCCGATTTCTCTTCCGTCCAGATTAACGGGTACATAGATGGTATATTTTCCATTACTGCTGTACTGGTAGCTGTCGTTCAGGTCTTCAGATCCTGTCCGAAGGCTCATTCCGATTTCCGGCGCAGGTGTAAGTTCCGGAACCTGTATCAATTCCATGGCGGCCTGCCTCGCCTCCTGCACATGATCCATAATGCCGTTGACCCAGCCGATACCGAAATAATTGCCGAGTTTATCTGTCACCCGTGATGGGCTGTGGATCTGTGCTCTCGCCCGGATCGCCGCCTCTGCAGCCGCCGCAAGCTGTGCCGCCACTGCTCTTACATGGCCGACCTGGCTTGCCATACCGTTAGCGAGACCCATGCCGATGTAAGCACCGCTGTTATAGGCCCCACCTGCCGATGATCGCATGGTAATTACGATTGAATTTGACATTGTTTCTGCTGTAGAAACCGCCCTTGACATTCCAGCTGAAACGCCATTATTAAAATTATTTCCAACCGCATTTCCAGAAGTCTTCGCTTTACTTTCTCCTTGGGAAAACTGCTTAATCAATGCACTGATCGCAGATTTCGCCTTGTTTCCCAATGCATCCAGCCCAGAATTCACAACATTCACGCTGGAGCGCATACCTGTAAGCGATTTTTCAGCGCTTTTCGCATTTCCGGCGATTGACTTCATACTGGAATTTACTGATTTCAGAGCAACTACCATAAGACCGGTTCCTGCGGCTCCGGCCACCATTGCCGCTGCAAATACGCCAACTGTTACAGCTGCCGCGCCAGAAGATCCTGCCAAAATCACAAAAACTGCACTGGCCGCAGTACCAGATCCAAGTAATGCCGTCAATCCAGCCGCACTGGCCTTTGCGCCAGCCGCTACAAGTGGAAATGCTGCTCCCATAATCGTCAAACCTGCACCTGCCATCACAAGCGAAGCTCCAAGCACCGCTGCTCCGGCAGACAATGCAATTACTCCTGCGGCTGCAGCCAGTGCAGTTACGCCGACCAACGCAAGACCAACTCCGAGCACGGTTGCGCCAACTCCTCCAACAGCAGCTCCGGTGCCAAAGACAATCATACTCGCTCCAAGCTGAGCAATTGCTACCGCTCCCTGCGCTCCGTACTGTGCAATTGTAGGAAGAACAGCGGATACAACAGCCAACGCTGCGCTTGCAATCAATGCTCCTGCTGCTACCAGAACAATGGCAGCCCCAAATGCGATAAATCCAACTGCTCCTGCTGTCAATGCAGGGCCGAGAGCGGCAGCGCCTACTGCCAGCAGGGCGAGAGCTGCAACCATGCCAACCATACAGCCAATAGCCAGTGGGCCAGCATTCGCAAGATTAATGGCCGATAAAGATAACAGCCCCATTCCGGCCGCCGCAATCAATACAGCGGCTCCAAATGTGACAAATCCAACTGCTCCAGCTGAAAGTGTTGGTGCTACGCTCTTTGCCACCAGCATCAAGCCGCCAATTGCAACCGCCATTCCTGCCATTACGCCAATAGCCAGCGGACCGGCACTCGCCAACTGAATCGAAGAATATGCCAAAAGTGCCAAACCTGCGCTAATCATTAGCACAGCCGCTCCCAACGCCAGAAACGCCGGTGCCATCGCTGTTAATTTCTTTGAACCGCCGGACATAGATGAAAACAATTTCGTCATACCAACTGCGAGCCCTACTACCACGCCAATCAAACCGGCAAAAACAGCTATTGCCCCCGGACCAGCATTGGCTACTACAATTGCCGACTGTGCAAGCAAGTAGAATCCTGCGCTGATCGCCAGCACTCCAACGCCCATCATCATAAAAGCCTTGGCAGACGCTACCATTTTCTTCGCACTACCGCCGCTGGATTTTCCAACCGCCTCCTGGCCTTTTGAAACACCAAATAGCCCAGGTGCGATTTTCCCGAGTCCAGCCTTTGCCAGCCCTCCAACAGCTCCTGTAAATGCGCCAACAAATGGTGCTACAGCCTTAACGATTTTAAAGCCTTTATATGCAATCAAGAGTTTCGGAAGTGCCACCGCTACTTTTGCAATCGCGTCCGAATGTTTTTCCAAAAATCCCGAAACTGCTACAATTCCATCTTTGACCTCTCCCAAAGTGGTAGAGAAATTTTCAATACTTTCTGTGCTGCCAAAAGAACCTGAAAGCTTCTTGATATCTCCTATGATCGCCCCAGCCGCATCGCCCAGCGCCGTTCCCGCTTCCAATGCGTCCGTTTTGAAAATATCCCAATATGGTTTTGCTTTCTCAACCATTGATTCTATTTTATCGACAGCCTTTTCGATCCCTTTTCCGCTGGCAAGCTTTTCATCAATTTTTCCAACCGTCTCAGTTGCGATGCCAACCAAACCTCTCATTTTTCCGCCAACCTGGTTGAATGCAGTAATTCCAAGTCCTTCCATAGCAGACTGCAGTTTCACGACATCATGCTGAAGATTATCCATTTTGATCTCTGCCATTTCTTTGGCTGCACCGTCACTGTTATAAATGGCATTGGTTAACTTGTCAAAATCCTCTGGTGCCGCACTCACGATTGAAAGCAGACCTGACATACCCTCTTTTCCAGCTAACGTAGCAGCGTATTTGGCCTTTAACGCTCCCTCTGCTCCATAAGCCTTTTCCGTTAAATCTGCTAATGCTTCATTATACTTCTTTTCTGTCAACTCTCCATTGGCATACTTTTCGTCAAGTTTTGCAAGGTTCTCTTGGAACTGATCCATTGGCATTTTGCATTGTCCAAATGCACCGCGCAGATCGGTTACAATGTCCATCAGAGACTTCATCGAGCCATCACCATTCTGCAACGATATGCCCAAATAATCCATTGCGTCACTGATATCATCTGTTGGCTTGGCAAGATTTGTCAGGATAGTTCGAAGGCTGCTACCAGCCATACTGCTTTTCAACCCTGACGACGCCATGAGTCCGAGGGCAATGGCTGTATCTTCTACGCTGTATCCTAACGATCCAGCTACGGGAGCCGCATATTTAAAAGATTCGCCCAGCATAGCAACATTGGTATTGGAATTTGCCGAAGCTGCTGCCAGAACATCAGCAAAATGTGAAGCGTTGGAGACTTCTTTTGTAAAACCATCTTTGATAATTTTGGTGGTACCATCCGCCGATAAACCGAAAGCTGTCATAGCATCTGTTACGATGTCGGAAACGCCAGCCAAATCTTCTCCCGATGCAGCGGCCAGATCCATTACGCCTTCGATTCCATTTAACATATCCTCCGTTTTCCAGCCGGCCATTGCCATGTACTCCATCGCAGAAGCTGTCTCACTTGCGGTGTACTGTGTGATTTTTCCGAGCTGTTTCGCCTTTTCAGATAGCCGATCGAAGTCAGATCCTGTAGCCCCGGAAATAGCTGCTACAGATGACATAGCATTCTCAAAATTCGCACCAGCGCTTATTGCTCCTGTAGTCAGACTTTTTAATCCACTTCCGACTGCCGATACTGCCTTGGATCCGATCGCCGCCATAGCACCAAATCCAATTCCACTTGTAAGCGTATTTTTCAGATTATCAGCATAACTGCTACATGATTTCATCATTGACGAGAAGTTTTTATCTTCCGCGCACAAAACCGCTTTTACGCTATAAGATTCTGCCATCTGTTCGCCCTCCTTTCTTTAACAACTTGGATATTCCAACAAAACGCGGATCGCTCTTCTTATGTTTCTTTTCCTTCACATTTTTTAATTCTTTTTCATAGTCGAAGAAATTTCGGAATCTTTTGTATACTGGCACTGTTTTCTTCCCAGATTTTTTCTGCGCCTGGGCAGCAAAATTCAGAAAGGCTTGCCGATGTGCCCTGTATTCGTCGTCTACTATCCGATATCTCAGCGCTTCCATCATAATTTCGTACTGTGCTATCGTCAGACGATCAACCTGCTCAAACGATGTGAATCCCAGATACCGGAAGCAGCTGATTGCAGCTTCCCGGTATTGTTCTTCGAAGCTCGCCTCTTCATGAGTTATATCGCCTACTTCTTCGCTTTTTCTTCCTCGATCGTCTTCTCGAGATTCTGGACGCATTTCTTCGTAGCATTTGCACTCTTTAAGAAACCCATCGTATCTTCGAAGAGCTGATTGATATCGGTATCCGGATCATCAATATATTCATCCAGAATTTCTGTAGTTGCTCTCGGATTCTGCCCTTTATTCGCTACGAGTAACAGATCCTCAAGAGACTCTACATCTCCGTCCATGATCCCTGCCACAGCGTATCTCAGGCCAATATTCTTCTTAGCATCTTTTACTCCGTCTACCGGCATAGTTACTTTTTTATTCATTTCTCTCATGAATCCCATGCCGAAATTAAACTGATACACCTGTCCATTGATTGTAAGTTCCATATCATTTTTCTCCTTTACTATTCAAAAAGAGGACGATTTCTCGCCCTCAGCATTTTTACGCTCCTGTTTTTGTCGTATCTGTAAATACGTAAGCTGCTATTTCCTGCTGCGCGGTCGTTACGGTTACATCACCTTTCTGACCGGTTCCATTGACACCAAAGGTAAGAGACACCTCCACCATATCTTCGGCGTTCGAAGTCTTTTCCAGCTCCGTTACGTAACCCTGGAAATATTTTCCCTTGAATTTATTGCTTCCGCTGGATGCTGGTTCATCCAGATTTGCTTCCCAGATCTCGACCAGTTCATCATTGATCATGGCATCTTCAAGAGAGTCGATCAGTGTGTCGCCCTTGGCAAGAATACTGGTTGCCGTAATCTCAACCTCGGCTGCTCCCGGGGTACGGATCGTGCCGTCCTTTGTCTCTGTGGTATCGGCATCTTTGCTTGTCGTTCTGCCGTTCTCTGTCGTAAACGCTAATGCTGTAGCTGCATTTTTAGCCGCATCTTTTTTAAGGCGGTACAGATAAACGATCTTTTTACCACGTACCGCATCTGCGAATAACTGTAAATCAATTGTTTTTCTCATGCTGTTCTCCTAACTGAATAAAAAAGTCACTTCCACGATGCCGTGAAGAAGTGGCTGGTTGGTAGTTGTGTCCGGCAATATTCTCTGATTCAAGTCCTGCACGGACCAGGAGAAGCTGCCGGTATGTTCCAGTTGTCTGCAAATCTGCTTGATCTGCAGAATCATCTGTGAAACTGTGCCTCGCTGCCGCGGATTGTCGTGCCAGACGTGGATTGTCTGGCTTACAATGCCGAACACGGCTGTTTTATTGGCTCTGTCATTCAAATCACTGTCTGCCAGATAGACAAACGGATATGGTGTGCCTTCCGACGGTAAAAACGTGTCATACACACTGCCTGGATACTGTTTTTTCAATTCCAGAAGCAATGCACTGAATAATTCCTGCTGTGGATCCATCGTGTCACCTCGTAAGCTTTTTCAGATCAGATTTGAATTTCTCTTTCTGTGCTGTATAGGAAGGGCGCATATACGGCTGTGCGTTCATATATCGGGTTCCATACTCCACGTATGCCGCATACTCTGCTGTAGGCTCCACTTCCGCTGTAAGACCGCTATCCCGGATCTCAAGTCCAATGCTTCGTTTCAAGTTACCAGTATCCACCGGTACCTTTCTCTGCGCCGACTCCTGCAGGGCTGCCCCATTACTTTTCACAATCCGCTTAACATCGTTCATTTGCACATTTTTCTTCAATTTGACCTGCAGCTTCTCCATTCCTTCCAGCTTGATTTTCGGCATCAAACCACCTCCGATAAAATAAAAGTCTGTTTCACACGTAATTTCCGCGTATAGTCCACTTTGTAGGTCGTGTTTCCAATCCGGATCCTGTCAAACGGCTTCTGATAATGGTTCTGGAGCTGCACTGTCACGCTGCCCTGACGGATCCCGCCGTATACGATCCGCATGATTTCCGCCCGCGTATCCATCACAGATGCCATTTTCCGCACCTCTGTTACCTGATCGTCGGCATAGTTTCCAGTCGTTGGATCATACTCACCCGGCAGGACTCGCCGGAAGAAAATTGGCGTATCGTATCTCACAGAAACTTCACCTTTCCCTTCCTTGCCTCCCGCTGGCTGTCCAGATAAGACTGAATATCATCCATGTACCCGGCAAAATCATTTTCAGACCAGGAAAGGCTCTCGCCCTCAACACTGTGAGAGGAGAGCCCTTCTGATCCGATTCGATTGAATCGAATGACTGAAACATCCAATATGATGTATTCCATTTCTTCCGGCGGCTCCAGACCGCCAAGAAGAAATTTCAGCCGCTGTTTCGTGGCATTCAGAATCAGCTGTAACTGCTGTTCTGTCTTTTTGTCTGTATCTTCCATCCCAAGAAGCAGTTTCAGATCTTCGATCATAGGCTGCCTCCTACTTCTCTGGTTCTTTTACCAGTTCGATCACCGGGGTTCCACGCAGGTTTTTATCCGAAGCAAGCTCTTCCAGACGCTCTTTCGATACCTTGATTCCCTCGCGTGGGAAAACATCACCCTCTCGGTACTCATGGTCATCGTCATGAAGATCCGTAAAGTATTCAATCACCCTGTACATAGGTTCCTCCTTCTCAGCTCTTCACAGCTACTGTTACGTCGCCGGAACGAACTGCTTTGTAGTTCTGGTCGCACTCAACCAGCGTGATGTGATGGTCCGCTGTAGATGCAATTTCGGATTCTCCATCCCATTTGCTCCAGTTTTTCACGTCATCGCCGTATTTCACGGTAGTCGCGGATGCCGCATCTTTGTACTTCCAACAGTTTTTCATAGACATCAGCTGCTCTTTTACGGAGATCTTTGTTTTTCCTGTTTCAGATCCTTCTGCCGCCGTTACGGTCAGTTTTCCAAGAGTCTGCGTATCCGCGCCACCAACAGAGATGTAGGCGATGGCATCCAGGTACTCACAGAATAAGCGCAGACCCATAATAGCGTACAGATCCGAAATTGCTCTCTCGTAAGTACCCTGTGCATGGAAACCGATAAAATGAGTAGTCGGGTCCGTTGTATAGCTGAGGCCAGCTTTTACGAACTCAGAGTCGCCCGGATCGATGTAATATCCGATGATGTTGTTGAGCGGAGTAGCAATGACCACGTTTTCCGGGATTTCAGAGCTTACGAAGACAACATCAGCGCCAAGGAATTTCTTCATGTACTCAAAGCCGAACGCTGTCTGCAGGGAGATATCCGCGGCACCGACATATTTATACACATCCAGTGTATTTACCCATACTGCTACGCCGGTAGCCGTTCTTCTCATCTTTTTGAACTTATCTTTGACTTTTCCGATTGCCATAGCAACCGCCATCTGCCAGGTGCTTTCATGACCGGTCAGAGAACCTGCTTTCAGCTGTGCGTACAGCTTATCCATGACAACGTTCTGCAGATCGGTTTTGAACTCTTCATCGGTGTCCTGTACTGCGGCATCGTATCCCTTTTCTGCGATTGCCTCCAGGGTTACTCCCTTACGATACTTGCTGATTTTAATAGTATCAAATGGAATTTCTTCTACAGCGTACTGGGAGTACGGAATCTCTTCGCCCTCTTCCACCTCACCGGACTGCAGGTTTCCTGTCACTTTTTTTGTCTTTAAAACGGTATTGTTGTCTTTCTTGATCATCCGGATAATGCCCAGGACATCAAGCAGTGCCTGGATATTTTTACCGAAAGATGTTACGAAATCAATCTCGCGGGCTTTTACCTGGATCTGTGCCTGGCCTGTCATGTTATCCGGTGCTGCAAATACCTGCAGCCCTAATTTTCCAATTTTATGCATGCTGTTTTCCTCCTACTGAAATAATGCAATATTTTCCGCAATCAGCCGCTGCCGTTCGATCGGGTTGCTGACTGCGAGAATCTGTTCTTTTGTCACAGCGCCTTTTCCGCCAGATCCGCCCTTCGGTGCATTCCCCTTCAGGGCATCTTTTACGGCAGCCTGCACTGCATCTTTGTACATCTTTCCGAAAGCTTCCACAGCCGTCTTGGTATCCTCAGCGCTTTCCGATACCAGATGCGCCAGAAGTTCATCCGGGATATTGATTTCTTCATCTGCCAGCATCTTTCTGGCTGTCTTTGACATCTCTGAAAGTGCATTCTGCCGTTTCAGATCCGCCAGTTCTTTCTCCAGCTTACGGTTCTTGTACTCTGCTTTCTCTTCTTTTGTCATCTTTGCGAGCTTTTCCGCCTCTGAAAGCTTATCATCAGTCAGTGCCTGCCACTTTTCCTGCGCCTTGGTCACCGCTGTATTTACCGCTTTCTGGACCCTGCGTTCGAACTCTGCGCGATTCTCTGCCTGCCCCAGAAAATCATCAAACGACATCTCATTGCCGCTATCTCCAGAACCTGCTCCAGCTCCGTCCTCGTTTCCGTCTCCGGCTCCGCTGCCGTCTCCTTCGCCGTCTGCAAATACCTGCAGGTTGATCATCGGGATTCTCCAATGATAATGGTTGTTTTTGCGCTTCATTATTTTTCTGTCCTTTCTGCCCCGTCCCGTTCTGTAATAGCCCCGTGCCGTTGCTCCGGAATCATAGTTTAACGACATTTCGGTCACATCGGTTACACGATCCTGACATGCTCCGGAAATTCATCGACCATCAGACAGATGCCGACAAAAAAGGAATCCACCAGAGTTCTTGCTCTCTCTGATAGATTCCCATACTGTATATCAACCCAGCCGGGCGATACTTCGTATTCTATTTCATCCCTTGTCAGATCCTCGATCGAGCGGATCAGCGTCCGCACAAGGCTGGAAACACCCGCACAGACGATGTCCTGCCCGTGCGGTGCGTACATTGCATGACCGGACACCTTAATTTCGTTTTTACGAACGCGCACCTCAATCATTCTCTGATCCTCTCTTTCTTAACAAATGGGCACAAAAATACCACCGGCCTCTCGACTAGTGGTAACTATGAAATAATCGCGCCAAGTAATGCAGACAATATCACGTTGAATGTTTCAGTACAATATTCTTTTGCTTTCTGCATGCGGCTGTTTTCTTCCAGGAACTGTACGCCCTCAAACGTAATCTCAAATGGTCTGTCTGTTTGGAGCATTGGCGCGTCTTTTGTTTTGTCAACGACCACAAATCCTGTAATATATCCCTTCCTTACAAGCGTTGCAATGATCTTGCACCAATAGCTTTGCGGAATATCAAATAATTTTGAATTCCACGCGAACTGTTCGAGTTCTGGTTCTACACCGAGTTTCATGCATTCGTACAGATACCTTAGTATTTTATACATGATTACTTCCATGTCATTCTTTGCCATTATCGTTTTTACTCCTTAAACAGTTTTATACGAACGGAACCATCTCTTTTACGTCATTCAACGTCTTTTTTGCCTTTTCAAGCAACGAATTTTCGAACAGATAGGAAATACCCTTTGGTGTGATAATGGCATCCGGCAGATCGCCTAAAAGAACGCCATCTTTCGTATGATTAACAGCAATGCCTTTTACATATTCTTCCGTAATCAGGCTTAAAATGATATACTGCCAATAATTCTCATGAATATTATAAGCCGATGCTGTAAGGTAACACGCTTCTGGTTTTTCACCCTTTTTCAAGCATTCATACAGATATTTCAGTACCTGGTATACAATCACGAAATAATCATTCTGAGCCATTTGTCCTGTCTCCTTATCATCAGTTGATAATTAACTGATTCTTGCAAGAATCACAGTAAAAAGTATTGGTTTTTTCACGGTCGCCAACAGGAATCATAATTCCTTTTTTGCATTTCTTGCACAGAACTTTTTCGCCTTTTCTCAAAAGTTTTACCCTCTCATGAGGCGGCATATTCAGAGTATTCGTCATAAACAATCACTCCCATTTCAAATTCGGATATTTATCATTTATATGATTAATTATATCCTGGACAACTTTCTCTGTCAATTCAATGTTTTGATGTCTGTACTCGTTCATATAGCATTGTAACTCTTGATTTTTGGTGTTTGGCTTGTTGATTTTGGCATGTGTGGCCTCGTGAATCACTGTAATAGCTGTCTCACGAACCGTTTTGGTGTTATCAGCATAAATGTTGATTTCACCATCTTCGAAAAGTCCGTCCAGTCCCTCGTCGACATCAACTCCGTACCATACCTTTATTTGAATATCATTTTCCTGAAGATATTCCAACATTTCCGTTCCGATGCTGGACTTTTTCATTTCTTTCATGATATTTCGAGGTTTGATAACGTCTCGCCCCTTTGATCTGCCATCCAATGTTTGGAATATGCCTTCGTTGTCTTTGTATCTCGCCTTTCTGTTTTTCGAAGCTTCCCATTCTTCTGTGGTACCACCCTGCTCCAGAAATTTCAACCATTTCTCATACTCTGTGCTGTCTTCATAGGCCGCCGTAGAGCAGTGGCATCGCGGATGCATCGGCGGCGCATTTGTCCCTGGCATCATATCCTGCACCCTAAAATGCTTACCGTCCAACGCCTGGCACCGCTCGCAGACATCTGCATTCCCGCAGGCAACGTATGTATACTCTTCGAATCCATTTCGGATATAGGACTGTTTCTGAGCTTCTGTCTGGACTCTGGCAAGCTCCGTGACCATGAGCCGCTCTGCATCCTCCCGGCTTGCACCGAAGCGTTTCTGCAGGTGCACCGCAAGCTCCCGCGGGTTCTTACCCTGGATTAGCCCTGTTTTCAGCAGCTTGTCCAGCTCTGCTTTCAGCATATCCTGATACATCCAAATCCGGTCGGAATAGGTGGCGTTATGGAATGACGCATCGACGATTGCCCGCGCCATTTTCCCGTTTTCCTGCACAGAATTGCCAAGAATGCCCGCCTGCCTGCGAAATTCTTCTATTGTCTGCTGTGTCAGCGTCTGATCAAAGTATTTCTGCAGTTCGTCGAAGCCGGATACCATTTCCAGCCCGATATTGGCTTTCAGCAGTTCCAGACGGTTGATCTTCATGGTTGCATTGTACAGCCGCATCTCTTCATTCGCCTGGTCGGAAAAATCTTTTTCTTTGACGTATTTCGCCGCTTTCCTGCCATACTCTTCGATATCGAGCTTGGAAACCCTTCTCTTTGCTTCTGCCAGCGAAATCTTCTCAGCATTGGCGTATTTTGCGTAAAATCCATCGATTTCCTTCTGAATCTGATCCGCCATATACGCATAGGTCTTCCGGATCTCTTCTGCATAGGTCTGCTCAGACATCTTATTCTTCTTGGCATGTTCCGTCTCACGTTTCTGCCAGTATTCCTTACTCGTCATCCTGTCCACCGCCGCCAAACATCTGCTTCATCACTGGATCCGCTCTCACCTTGTTCTGATCGGTATCAATTTTCTTGATTTCATCCTGTACATTGTCCACAATAGACAGCACCCCGAGCTGTGTTTCCTGGCTGACCACACCTTCCAGATTCTTCGCGATCTCTGCCTCTTCCTGCAGGTTTGCCGGGAAATTTAGTGTAAAATGTGGATGGATCTTCACCCAGTCATCTTTTTTCATTCCTGAGACCGGATTTGAGAAAATCAGACGATACCTCCGGTTCATTCCGCTGGTAAATTTCCGCTCTTTCGTTTTTTCCAAGTTACTCATTGCCTGCAGCTTATATTTCATGGCGATGCCGGAACTGGTGCCAAAATTCTCATCCGAGATATTGGCCACCATGCTGATATGGAAAATGAGCTTTTCCAGACGATCGATCAGATGCTCCTGCGTGGTATCACCATCCGGTTTCTGAAGAAATTCGACAATCAACCGTTCGGTGTCCCCGTCGAAATTAATGATTCTGTCATCCCGGATATGCGCCACATCGTCTTCTTCCAGCTTGGAACCAAGAACCTTGAGATAGGCATCCGCGAAATAGTCAACATCATTGGCTTTCTCGCTGATCGCCTTGTTGTATGCATTAATCATCGTAAGGACCGGCTCGAAGATTCCCATACGCTCCTTGTTTTCTACGTACTCCGATGCCGGAACGCCGTCGAAGCCGTGTATCTTCTCGTCTGCATCCCAGAGTAATTTTCCTTTGATTGTAAACCAGCGGACCTTCGTCTCGTCCGATACGCTTCCATGAAGGATCTGATTCGAATCGTAATACAGCCGCACGAAATATCGTTCCCTTTCCAGCACGGAATCGTCGTAGATCATGAATGCATCCAGCGGGCTCAGATAGGTGATACCGATATTTCCGTTCTCATCTACGTAATACATTTCATAGCCTTTACCGAAGATACTGCAGATCTTGGACAGTTCGGCATTGTTATCGTCCTGATCATTATACTGATCCAGAAAATCAACATATTTCTCAACCGCTTCGTTTCCATCGTCTACCTGCAGTTTGATCGGATGCCCGATGAAGAAGCCGTTCATCGTATCCACGATGTATTTCGCAAAGTTGACCATGATCCGGTTGTCCGGCTTCCACTTGGGCTTTAACGGCTCATGCAGGATCGGGTAATCCGTCTCGTAGGCCTCCTGCAGCATGCTGTATCTAAATGCGCACTCTCCGGAATGCCGCATGATAAATTCGTTCAATTTGGCATCTGTCAGCGTCTCTTCCGACGGTAGCATATACAAATTCGTTCGCACTTCTATATCCCTCCTTTCACCTTTCTGTTCAGCCGTGGTTTCGCCTTGCGTTCTTCCTCAATGGAGTATCGAAGCATCGCCATGGCATCATCAAAAAATGGAACTGGCTCTTCGAGATAAGTGTTGGTACGCTCATCCTTCTTCCACTTCCATTGCTGAATTTCTTTTATTGTATTGACGCAGGACGGGTAAATATGGATTCTGTGCTGTTTCAGGTAATCTATCTGGGCATGCACGCTGTTCGGCTCCTTCTGCACGCCTTTTGCGCGGTATCCCGCCTTCTGCCACATCTTGATACGGTCCGGCTCCGCAGAATCGCACCACATGCGCAGGCGCTTGTTGAACTGCCCCTCCGCCAGCCGGATGATCTCGTCCGTGTCCATCTCATACACGTACAGTTCCCGGCATAGATACAACTCACCATCCTTAAAGCCAACCTCACCGATGCAATTGGCGTGATTGAATCCGAAATCCTGTGCATTGACCATGTAATCGAATCGTTCCGGTGAACAGTCAAATTCTTCGACAACATAGTTTTTGAGGATCAGTCCGGCGACCTCGCCCCATTCCCCCAGGCCATATACCCGATACCCCTCTGGATCCACTTCCTTACGCCGCATCATACGTCTTCGGTAGGCATCATCGATAAAGCGGTTCTGCTCGTAGGTTGACTGATGTGTCAGAACATCCGGATCTGACCGGTCAAAAAACACACGCTTAATCCAGTGATAAGCTGACACAGGGTTGAACGTCATCCGGATCTGATAGAACTGGTCTTCCGGCAGTTCGCCACGAAGACGGTCATCGATGATCTCGAAGTCTGCCTGCGTAATCTCCGTGGCTTCTTCAATCCACACATCTGTCAGCTTCCCACGCTTGAAGGTAATGGATTTCAGCTTTTCTCGCTGTTTCTCGTCATTGACTCCTCGGAAGATGATCTGATTCCGGTTGATTTTGCATTCCATAATCATGTTGGAGCTGTTAATATGCCAATATTTCTTATACTGCTCCCCGAACATACGAAAAATAGCACCTTGCAATTCTGCAAAAGTGCTATCCCTGTTGGTCACATCCGCCTTTCGGACGCACAAAAGATTTCTTCCCGGATCCTGCATCAACCGCAGGATATAATTCTGCGCCGTATCAACGCTCTTCCCCGAGCCGGCAGAGCCTTTCATGACAATATACCGTTTGCAGCTACGATCAACTTCTTTGAATCCCGGATTCATCTGGACGTTTATATTCATCCGGAATCGTCCTCCCCGTAGTCAATCGTGATGTTGAGATCCATATCTGCATCCAGCTCAACTTTATCCTTGAACATACCAAGGTGTTTTCCAAGAAGCTCCAGCGCTCTCATCTTATCATTTAATCGAACTTCTCTTTCAACTGACGATCCTTTTTCACCATCCATAGTTTTAACTTTCACCGACTGAACGCAAGCCAAATCATCTTCTGTGGCATCTGTTCGAATAGAAGCATCTTCAGAATTGATTACATTTTGCGGATTCACAAAAGCTATTCTTGCCAGTTCCTGAATCACCCGATCCTGATTAATACCAGTCCGTCTTGACCGTTCCGCCATTGATTTATCAACAGCTTCTCGAATTCTAGTATTTTCTAGTAATTTATTTGCATTGGTGTCTGTGTACTCTGTTTTCTTATAACCTGCTCTGATCGCGGCCTGCGTTGCATTCAGGTCGATCAGATACTCATCAACAAATTTTTGCTGCTTTGCAGTCAATTTTGCCATCCTGCAACACCGCCTTTCTGTCTCAAATTTCTGCACGCAAAAATTCCCCGCATCTCTGCGAGGAATCCTTGTATAAGAGTAACAAATCGGAGAATCTCCATCCACTGGAGAGTTGGAACTGCAGGATTCGAACCTGCGCCTCGTGCCGGCGTCTCTGCGCTCTCCTTGAGCTACGTTCCAATAGGCGCAGGGTGTGCACGCCCAGCACCGTACATCATTTGGCTCTGCCAAGGTTGATGCCGACCTTATTCAGTGGCCAGGTTGTGATGCCTGGTCACTGATCAAAATACACCTGAGGAGTTTTTGCAAGAAAGTGTAGGAAATGTTGATCCCTTATCCATTCTCTGGTTCTTACACTATACCATAGGTGCGATAGGAAAAAAAAGGAACTCTTTTTATGTTTCAAAATGAGCAAGCGCCTTCCCGTGAATCTTCGTAATGTTTCGAAGGCTGTATCCCATTCGCTCAGCGATCTGCTCCCACCGCAACCAGTGTATGTATCTCAGTCTTAAAACTGTTTTTTCGGTCTCATCTTGCATTGCCTCAATCCGCTGCGTAATTTCTCGCCGGATTCTGATCCGCTGCTCCATCTGATCTTTCAACTCTGTCAGCAGCTCATCAAGCTGTGCGGCATACTCTGAAAGATCCATGCAACTGCTCCCGTGTGGCATCCCATCCTGGATCAGTGCCGGAAACATTTTATTCATTCGCAAATCATCAATCTCTTCTCGAATTTCTCGTTCCGCAAGCTCTGCCGCATGGTATCTTCTCAGGTATTCTTTTTTCTTCTCGTTCTCCTCTTTGTGCTGATCCACTGGTATCACCTCCCCACTTGTGTTCTCTTCCGGTTGTCCGATCTCTCATTTTGATCTCCACCAACTCCAAATGTGACACATTCAGAACCTCCCGCACAGCCTTGACCACGTTCCAGATTGGCCTCGGCAGGCGGACGGCGTTTCGAATTGCTTTGTCTGCGGTTGGATCGCGATATCCTTCACCATTCATCTGCCATGCCCCTTTCTGTTCTTCCTAAATTCTTTAATCTTGTTCTGAAACATCTTCATTTCATCCATCGTAAGAAATGCCGGAATTAAATAGTCTGCTTCTTCTGGGCAAATATACACCATTACTCCATAAAATGTGACTTTAACCATTTTCTTTGTACCATGTGTGTAATTCATTTCATATGTGATCTCGTCTCTATTCTCTTGCACTTTATGAAATCCGTATTCTTTTAATTGATCATCGATGATTTTTACTTTTAATAATTTCATACTCTTTTCCTCCTCAGCAAAATTCCAACTGTCCATCATCAACAAACTTCTGTTTCTTCTGGTTTAATCTATCTCCCTGCTGTTTTAACCGCTCAACACGAGCTTTTTGTTTCAGATTTGCCATATAATTATCATCAACTTCCGGTGGAATCTTCAAAAAATATTCTTCCGGAAGCGGCATTCCGTTTTCTTCACATAACTCTGCAATATCTCTCTTGTAAGAAATAATATGATTTCTCGTCAGATTCATATTGCAGCCATCCGGCCAGAACGGATCATTGCAGCTGTTTTCGTTGATATAGTTCCAATTATCACGTTCACGGATTATAAGTCTGCAAAGCAAATTTAACTGCTGTTCTGGTGTCTCCTTTTTCATGGCAGTACCTCCGGAACCCTTTTCAATGTATGTTTCATCCTTATTCCTCCCAAATTGCATTTGCCTCATTCTCACGATTTCTCTCCATGTAATAATCGTAGAGGAACTCTTTCTGCGCCTTTGTGAACTCTCTTGCCGGATTCTTGGTCGGAGTTGCAATCCCCATGCCCGGATTGTGAAGTAGAACCCATCCTCGTTCTACGAGCCAATCCGCGGCCCCGAACAGCCCTACATCACATTTTCGCTGAATGTCCAGATCTGTATTCATAACTTCGTCTGGAAAATTCTTATTCACGTAGTTATTAGCCCAATCCTGATGATTACCCCAGTCAACCTCGTGAAATTTTCCGTTCGGTTCCAGCCAACCATAATCTGCAGTCGTATGTTCTTCCTCATCCGCCATTCTTTCAAGAAAATCATCCAGCATAGAGAATCTTCTGTCTTCCTCTGTTTCCTCATCAAGTTCTCTTCTGATTGCTCTTTGTATGTCTTCTGGAATGCATTCCCTCGCAGTATTCCATTTTTGCACCATATCTCGGAGGCTCTCTTCTGCGTCTTTTCTCTTTTTCACTTCCCGCCAAATGTCCATGCTTTTCGGAAGCGTCTCTTCTTCTCCCGGCTCATATACCACAAGACGATAAGTACCATCTCCAGTATTACCTTTCAGGGCTGCCCGTCCAAGAAGGATATCTTCCGCATGCCTTTTGATCTGTGCTTCCGTTTCATCTGTACCAGACATACAGTCCATGAGAAGCTCCATGACTTTATCGAATGGTTTTCCTTCCAGATAAAACCACTCTCTGGCTATATTGGTGATAAATTCACCTTGTACACTGAATGTAAGTTCTCTTTTCTCTACGTCCATTGTTTTCTTCCCTCTATTCGCCATTCAGAAGCCCGGTATACCCTTGCCCCGGCCGGAGGCTGGCTCCTTTCTGTTTGTTCTACACTGTCATTTTAGCTCCGCACTTCGGGCAGAACTTCCATTTTGCTTTGATATATTCTGTACTGGATCTTCCTGTTTCAACGGCATCATAACTTTCAACCTGAAAGCCACAACCAGAGCATTCAGCATGGATATAGTCGTTGTGCTCTTCTCTACTTTTCCACTTTGCTTTTTTCATTCTTCCCATGATTCCTGCTCCATTCCGTAAGATATTCTTCCTGCTCCCGGTCCTCTTCCGGATCCTTCGGACGCTCTGGCCGGTTCAGTAACCACGACGCCGCACAGATGATCCCCCCGCAAAACACGATGATTCCAATCACTGCCATCTACTCCTCCTCTCTGCCCTTCCAGCAGCGTTCCAGTTCTTCCAGGACTGCCATGCATACCTGGTTTACAAACTCTCCATTTCCGAACGTTTTCGCAAGCTGAGAGCATTCCCGAACACTCTCCTCATAATCCTGTTCTTTTCCTGGCCGATCATAATACTTCTTGAAGAATCGCCAGACCTCTGTAAAGAATTTAAAATAATTCATCATGGCAGCTCCTCAATCTTGATGTAAATGCCTGGGATGCGCGCCCAGAACTTTTCCACGATCTCTGACGCAACCAGCGCATCGTCTTTCCAGAAGCCTGCCGTTGTCATGCAATCTTTCAGCAGCTTCTGCAGGTTATCGGTGTCAGGCTTTGTGGTCCGGTATTCTCCGTCCTTGTGCTTTTCTCCCTGCGGAAAACACCACTTTGTTACCAGACGGACGCCTTTCTGATACGGTTCCATGTCTTCCGGTTTATATTTACACAGATGACCAATCAGTTTCTGCCGGGCTCTTTTTAATTCTGGGGTTTCGTAGAATACCGGTTTTCCGTTTACGATTGCAACTTTATGTTCCTGATGTGTTATCGTCGGCGGGTTCATCGCCATAAAAAATTCAATCATCGTTTCTTTGCTCCTTTAAAGCATTAAATTTTATCATTACTATCCTTTTGCTGCCTTTGTCATCGGGGAGGGGGAAGGGAGACGGGCCGTGCAGCCTTAGGCACGTCCCTCTCCTACCCCCGTGACACCGTGAGGGGGAAACCCGAATATATATACGTAGTATATATATGTCTTCCCCGCAACATGGGAAAGACTGATTTTTCAGTGTTCCCCGCACTTTTTCATCATGTGAGGGAAAGACTATTTTTTAGTGTTCCCCTCCAATTTTAGACTTTGAGGGAATGTCTTATCTTTTAGTCTTTCCCTCCATTCTTTTTCTTAACTTTTCCGCCTTCGATCTCGTATCCCCCATGCTCTTGAATGCGATCACGGGCCGTTCTGGTCGATATTCCGAGATAATCTGCTACATCATTTACCGTCGGTTCGTCGCCAAAATTGCTCCCCTCCAGAGCTGCTTCCAGCGCTTTTCTGCGGTCTGCTTTGCGGCTCACAGCATTCTTTTTATTGTTCTTCGCACCTTTTTTCCATGCAGGTTCTTGTGTTTCCAGTTCAAGATCTTTCAGCACGCCGACCTGATCCAGCCTATGAACAGGATACTCAAACCACATGTTGACCGGTTCGAACTTTGGAAATTCCCGAAGTGTCCCTTCGATTCTCCATGCCGTATGGGCCTGTACTGCCGCTTTTGCCTCGGCGATCTGCTTATCCAGGGCTATCTTCTGCCACCGGTCCAGATGCGCCTCGCAGTAGCTCATCATCTGCGCACTGCTCAGTAAATCGTCCTGGGAAAGATCTTCCTCCCACTTGAAATGCGCATCCAGATAGTCCGTACACACCTTGCAGATCGCTTTATTTTCTTCCTGCTTCATCAGCGCTTCTGTAGGCTCCAGCTCGATCAGATCCAGCAGAGCATCCGGATCACGGGCAAATACACCGGAACCAGAAGCACGGTCCATAGATTTCTTCCCTCCTTGATTTCCTTTGCTGTGATGATGGCAATAAATCACCGCGCATCCGAGTTCCGTGCAGACTTTGTCGAACTGGTTACAGAAATTTGCCATCTGATCCGCGCTGTTTTCATCTCCTGTGATTACCTTATAAATCGGGTCAATGATAATAGCCACATAGTTCTTCTTCGCAGCACGCCGGATCAGCTTTGGTGCCAGCTTATCCATAGGGACTGACTTTCCACGCAGGTTCCAGATATCAATGTTCTGTAGATTATCCGGTGTAAAGCCCATTGCTTCGTATACATCCTTAAAACGGTGCAGACAGCTTGCCCGGTCAAGCTCCAGATTGACGTACATGACACGTCCCTGTGCGCAATGCCACTGCAGCCACTTCTTTCCTTCTGCAATGGCAATACACAGTTCGATCTGCAGGAATGACTTACCTGCCTTAGACGGACCGGAAATAAGCATTTTATGCCCTTTTCTCAAGATTCCATCAATCAGACACGGCGACAGCTCAGGGAGATTATCCCATACACTTTCCAGCCCTTCCGGCTCCGGCAGATCATCGTTGACACCCTCAATCCACTCGTACCATTCATTCCAGGACTGTTTTCCGATGTTGGTGTCAACGATGAACTGTTTCTTTTCACCACGCTGCACTCCTGGCATTCTGGAAAGTCTCGATGGATTCCGGTTCTGTGTATCCACGTCGATTCCGTTTTTCTGGCAGACTTCATACAGATAATCAACCCGTTTTCGATACTCGTTGTAATCTGCCGCATCTACCCGCACAATAGCATGCAGGCTCTTTTTTCCGGAATATACCAGGCAGGCGATCGGAAGTTCTAGCTCCCGCAGGATAGCATTCTGCTGTTCCAGCTCCATATGATCTGACTCTACTAAAGCATACCGGTACTCTGTTACATTTTCATTTTTACAGCCGTTTCCGTCCAACGGATTGAAGCGGATCCACGCTCCGGCTTCTGGATTGTAGTCACCAAGTACTGCGCCAATGTCCCCTTTACAGTCGTTCAGCAATTCAATCAACTGTCCGGCAGTACGGTCCCAGCTGCCTTTTTGTGGCAGCCAGCGCGTACCTTTTTCATCTGTCTTTTCCCAGCTTCCAGTGACGTATCCTACGTTTTCTCCTGCTTCAAACAGTGTTTCCAGATACGTGATCAGCTGCTCCGCCGGATTCCAGTTGGAAGGCTCCTGTATCTCTTTCCCTTCCAGCCAGTTTTTATCCACAACAACACGGTCACTGTCCACCGCGATACTGTCGTTCCAATCCAGTTCATGGCCCTTCTCCGGAATCCATCCATGATCCAGGGCAAGCTGTACGATCGTGCCGCCGGTTACCGGTGAGGATGAGCCGGAAAAGGTTCTCCATTTTTTCTCACATTCATTTGCATGATATCTGCCGTAATCTTTCTGGCTCCAGGCATCCCACACAGAAACCGGATACCCTTCCTGTTTCAGAGCCATTCCAACAGAACACCATTCCTGATAAGTAAGCTCGGATGGATTGATATGTTCTATAATTTCTGTAAGGCTCGTCCTCTGTTCCATAATTTTTAAGCTCCTTTATACTCTCTTGGATTGATGTCCATTGGAACTCGCCATCCATTTGCCGCAATCCGGTCAATCAGATTTTTTGCTGTCTCGAACTGCCAGGTTCCTACATGCTCAAATCCTCTGCTTTCCAGAAAACGGATCTGTTTTGGTGTCGTCAGCCCTTCTGTACGCCGTTTATTCAGTCGATCCAGGATCTTTTCTGCCTTTCCTGCATTTTCGATTTCATCCGGCATAATACCCAGCTTTTCCAATGTTTTTTTCTGCTTTTCAGACGGTGGTCCCATTTCCCATCCAAAAGAAGGCACATAGCTGGACAGGTCCTCTGCCTGGATGGACATTTCAAACTGCAGCGGATCCACCAGTTTCTTTTTGCGCTTCTTCATTTCTGCAAGCTGCTTTGCTAAAGCTTCTTCTCTTTGTGCTACGACATCCTCCGCTGCTTTCTGTTCTGCTTCTTCTAAGTCAACCGGCATGCCTGCTTCTTTTTCCAGATTTTCTGTCATCTGCTGGGCTACTTCTTCATTTTCGCAGATCAGGCTCGCCGGATGGCACAGCTCATGCCGCTCTGTGTGCCACAAAAAATCAAGCAACAGTAGATGGTCTTTTCCTGTTTCCGGGGACAATCGGGTACCACGCCCCACCATCTGACAATACAGGCTCCGCACCTTAGTTGGTCTGAGAACCACGATACAATTCACCGACGGGCAATCCCAGCCCTCTGTCAGAAGCATTGAATTACACAAAACGTTATACTTTCCAGCATCAAAGTCTTTCAAAATTTCAGCTCTGTCCTGACTGTCTCCATTTACCTCTGCAGCCCGGAATCCATACTGATTCAGCAAGTCACGGAATTTCTGGCTGGTCTTTACCAGTGGAAGGAATACCACTGTTTTCTTATCCATGCAGTATTTCTGCATTTCTTCTGCGATCCCCTGCAGATATGGATCCAGTGCGGTGCCGATTTCGCTTGCTTTAAAATCTCCAGCCTGCACTGATACACTACTCATATCAATTTTGAGCGGAATAGTCAGTGCCTTGATTGGGGACAGATACCCTTCTTTGATTGCTTTCGGAAGTGTATATTCATAGGCCAGCGATTCAAAGTAAGCCCCAAGGTTCCGCATATCGCCGCGATCCGGTGTCGCTGTTACTCCCAATACATGCGCATGCGGGAAATGCTGCAGCACACGCTGATAGCTGTCCGAAATGCAGTGATGGGCTTCGTCAATGATGATTGTATTAAAATAAAAAGGATCAAAGCTGTTCAGACGTTTTTCTCTCATCAGTGTCTGCACAGAACCAACTACTACGCGGAACCAGCTTCCCTGACAGGAACTCTCTGCTTTTTCAAGGGCACAGCCAAGACCGGTTGTCTTCATCAGTTTATCTGCGGCCTGTTCCAGCAGCTCCCCTCTGTGTGCCAGGATCAGAACACGGTCTCCCTGCCGGACACACTCTTCTGTTACTTTGGCAAAAACTACTGTCTTTCCACATCCAGTAGGAAGGACCAGCAGGGTTTTTGATACCCCGCTGTCCCACTGTTCAAAAATAGCTTCCTTTGCTTCTTTCTGATACGGTCTCAGTTCCATTTAAAATCTCCCTGGTGTAAATGCTGGTTTGTCCGAATCTTTCGGATACAGCTTTTCAATGTAGTTGAACTTCTTACTTGGGTCTTTGATTCCCGGCTTCACGCCGATTTTCGCTCTTGCCGTTTTTCCTGGAAGCGCATTCCAGTCCATCCGAAGCTCTTCACCCTCTTTTTTCAGACCGATGCCACGGAACAGCTCTGACAGTTTCCATTCCAGGCTGCTATGTAAGATGTAGTTCTCACGAATTGTGATTTCGCGGTTTGCGTGTACGATGAAGTACACAACTGCCATATTGCATGGCGGGAGCTTTCCTTCTCCTTTGGATCTGCTGCGGTCATATTTTTCGATGGTTACGTTGTAATCCCCTTCCGGGATTGGATCAAAGTTCTGGGAATCCTGTTTAATAGAATCATCCCATCCAAGTTCTCTTCCTTCTACTGACATAATTGTTCTCCTCCTTAATTAAATGGAATTTCCTGTTTTTCTTTCATTTCTTTGATTGCGGCATAGACCTGATCCCAGCAGGCTACCAGAAGCCCATCGATAATACCAGGATTTACGATGTCGTAATCTTTGATCTTTGTGCCGACCGGAACATACCCTTTCGCTTCTACGACGTTCTCCACGTCCCATTCATCTACGTGATAAGTTTCCATCAGGTCTCGCAGTGCCTTCGGGATTTCCGGATCCAGACTGCTCTCCCCAGCAGGCTCCGGCACTTTAGGCGGCTCATCCAGTGGAAGATTCATCTGTTCTCCAGTTACTTCTTCTGTTGGTACAGACTTCGGAGCTTCCGGAACGGGATCAGGAGCTGGCGCCGTTTTAGGTGATTCTGCAGCTTTGTACGGTTTCATATCTTCTGGAGCTTTTCCCTGTTCCACAATGCTCTGAATGACTTTGTAGTCAAACGGAACCTCATCCGGCAGACCGAAACGGTTCTTGGCATCCCAGCAGGCGTTGTGTGAAGTGTACATGACACGCTCACCGCCCTGCGCTTTCCTCTTCTTTCCCTTGTCATCAACTGCAATGGAAAACGTTTTGTAGTTGGCAAACAGCAGCATGTCCGCCCATTCCTTGATCAGCGGCGATGTCTGGGATGTTGTTTTCTTTCCAAGCTTCAGCTCCCATCGGTCATAAGCTCCCAGCTCATCCGGCTGTTCAAATTTTTTAATCTGTGCATGTGCTGTAAGAACTACATTGACGCCAGCTTCCACAACTTCTGAAAGCCGATTCAGGAACCGGCCAATCTCCTCTTTTACGTAGGTATAGCCGTTTCCATATCCGAAGTCCTCGATGCCGGATTTGCGGTGTTTATCGCAGATATACTGGATGCACATAGACTCTGCCCAGTCGATCGTATCAACCACCAGCGTTTTACACACATCTGGATGCGTCCGGATGTAGTCTACCTGATCCAGAAGATTCTGCCAGCTCGTAGCCTTTGGCAGCCGTGCCACATCCATTGAATTTGTACTGCCCTCGGTGTCAATGAATACTGGATCCGGGAATTTACTGGCAAACGTAGACTTGCCAATTCCTTCCGGACCATAAACCACAACTTTTTTTGCACAGGGAATTACACCTTTGATAATTTCCATTAAAATACACCTGCCTTCCATGATTTCTGCTGTGGCTGCTCAGCCTGCGCCTGTCCAACCACATAACCGTCTTCGATAATGATGCTGCATTCATCGCCGGTACTTACCCTTGTAGCGATTGCCTGCAGACCTTCGTGCTCCAGCCAGGAGCCAAACTCCTGCAGTGTCTGCAGATCCATCTGCTCCAGCTTATCCAGAAGGACAAAGCCACACTCTGGATTTAATTTCCGGACAATGGCTGTTGATACCATCAATCGTTCAGAACCGGACATGTTGTCCCATTTCTGTCCTTTATACACCAGCTCGCCTTCCTTTACAGAAAGCCCCGGAAGCGGCAGTTCCGCCGATGAAAGCAGATTGGCTTTCTTTTCCCGGACAGAAGTAATTTTCTCCGAAAGCTGATCATACTGACGGCGGTATTCTTTTGCATCATCCTCCGCCTTCTCCTTGTCCAGATTTGCGCGTACCATTCGATTGATTTCCTCAATATTGGAAATGCTGTCTTCCAGTTCCTTGGTGGACTGATCCACCAGATCAGCGGCCGACTTTTCGGCAGTTTCCAGATCTTTTACCAGCTGCAGGTGATGCTGCTTTGCAGCCTCCAGCTGTTCAGACAACCGTTTCACTTCGTCATAAGCGCGTTTGGTCTCTTCCCGGATCTTTCCTGCCTGTTCTCTTTTCCGTTGATTCTCGCCATTCTGAGCAAGGATGTCCTGCTGCTGTCGGATCAGCTCCGAGGCTGACACCAGATCTTTCGGAGCATCCGGATAATACGGCTGTTCTTTGGCAAACTTCTCTTTCTGATCCGCGGTCCGGCCGATGTACAGCCGGTCCTGGTACAGCTCTTTCTCGTCCTTCTCCAGTTCAGCTAACTGGTTACCAACGCCGATGATCTGCAGCAGCGTCTGTGCCTTTTCCTTTCCGGAGCTCTCCATGAACTTCGGAAGATTCAACGCCAGAGATTCGACAAAAGTGTTCAATAACGACTGTCCGGCCTTCTGACCGCTTGGATCCGTTACCTTCAACGCGCTGTTTTTGCCTTTACGCTCAACGATCAAACCGTTATTTAATACGATCTTTAAGTTGGGCGGAATGATGGATCCCTCACGCGTTGCATCCGATGGTCTGAAGTTTTCGCCACCCAGTGCCCATGCAATGGAATCCAGCACCGATGTTTTACCCTGGTTATTTCTGCCACCAATGACAGTCAGACCATTTGTCGTTGGTTCCAGTTTCACTGCTTTGATTCGCTTGACATTTTCAATTTCAAGCTTATTGATTTTCACTGACATCTTTCTTATCCTCCTTGTCTTTGTTAAAGTAATTCCAAACCGTCCCTGCACTGCAGCCCATTTCGTCCGCAATCTTTTCATAGGACCATCCGGCGTTTCGAAGCGCCATCATTTTGCCGGTATCCAGTTTCCTCTTACGGCCCTGTCCTGCAGGGCGCTTCGGGGGGGGGCGTTGGTTTTGCCTCTGCTTTTGGCTCCGGCTCTTTCTGTGGCTGTTTCATGACCGCAAACACAGCCCCGGCTTCTGCGGCCGCCCGCACATCCTGCATGGTCATACTGCTGATGGCAACCGGATGCATGACGTAGATATCATCATGCATGCCGTGCATTGTCAGATCCACGGCCTCCGTATATTCAACAATCTGCATCATTCTCACCCTTCTTTCAACGACCCTGAGCGGATCCACGCCGCAAACACCTCGTCCCGGCGCTCTTCTTCCCGCTCTTCCTGCTCCTCGCGGCACTCTTCGACGTAATCGCCGATCTTCTTTGCCACGAGCGCCAGAAGGAACATTCCAGCTCCCAGGGCGGCGCGTCCCCACAGGTCGGAATCCACGCCGCCGATGTAGATCCATGTACCAACCGCGCCGATTGCCAACGCAGCTCTATCTGATGCTTTCATTCCTTACTCCTTTCATACCCCATCGACTCCACCGCGGCTTCCATCCGCTGGCGAACGATCTCTTTTGCTTTCTCTTCTCCGAGTTCCTCTGCTGTATACTGCTGTCCTCCGATTGTGATCCGAGTAACAACCATGATTTCTTTCATAAGGCACCACCTCTTCCTTATCGTATGCAACCCGTCTCCGTAATGATTTTCTATTGATTCATAACCATTTTTGAGCTATTATGTAGTTGCAAATTGTTTTTTTGTATTCGTCCCATGGGAATTGGTCCTTCCTGTGGGACTTTTTCTTTTTATTGACTTTTTACTGCTCCACTCCTATTCTGGTTATACAAGGCACTGCCATGCCCGAGTATTTCAGAAAGGAGATCATCGTGAATAGCTCTGTTATTGTTTCTGTAATCACTGTAATTGGGTCGTTTACCCTTGTTTATCTAAACTCGATAAAAGACTCATCCGACAGAAAATACAACGTCAGAAAAGAACAGCTTTTAAAATTTTATGTCCCGTTTTATCAGAGATATCGCATGGGATTCTTCCCTCAAAATCAGTTGAGCACTATGTCTATTGAAGTACGTTCCACATTTTTGGATATAATGACTCAAAACATCCATCTCATGGAACCACTATCTCAGGCAATGTATTCTGATTTCTATTTTGCATTCCTAAACTTGGCGGAAGCTGAAAATGGCAATCCAGAATATCCATATGAAAAATGTGCTCAAAAAATGGACGAGGTTTTTGAGGACCTGTCAAAAGCAATCTTCATCGAGTACAGACAAATATTAAAGAAATGCCATCTGCCAGTGCCTTTAAAATAAGGCCTGTGCGTTTCTTTTCTTTTGAATAGCACAATGCGGAAAGCATATTCATTCCAAGTACAATAATTACTATTGCTATTTCGAACATCAGCATCACTTAACGCTTGCCTCTCCAAAATGTGAGCGGATAAATTTCGCCGTTTCTCCAGAAGAGACCTGCATATCTTTTTCCAGCTCTCTTCTGGAAAAATCAAACTGCATATTAATTCCTTCTCTCAGCTTTACCCACTGCGGATACGTGATCCCGTCCAGAGCATCGATGTACTCACTCAGTTTCTTCTGGCTCATACTGCCTCCTTGTTCTTCAAATATTTATTCAGGAAATACTGCTGGCCTTTCCCAGTCACCTTTGTTGTTTTGGTCATCCGCACGCTGCCGTCCGGATTGGAAATCACAGTCTCTTTGATCTGGAAAAATCCATTTGCCACGTATTTCTGCTTCGGCATGTTCCGACTGGATCCAGTCTTCATAAGGTAACCTTCATTACGAAGCTGTTCGAACAATCTTTTCTGTCCAGTGTCCACGCCGTTCTGGCGCAGGAGCTTTGCGAGATCTCCGATCAGGATGGAACTGGTGCTTGCTTTCACCGCATCCGCGAAGATTTCCTTCGGACGCATGCGCTCGACATCTTCCAGCAGACCGGCGTTGGTTTCTTTCAGCTTCTCGATCTTCTGATCTGCCATTTTCAGGGCGCGGGCGAAGATCTGCTCCGGGGTGTTCCAGGCTTTTTCCAGGTCAATGAAGTATTGACGGTACTGCTTGCCTTTCTCGGATCGCTGGATCATACAGATCTGTTTTGCCATGTCTACGGAAATCTGGTAGTCCATAATATCTCTTTTGACCTCTCGATTTCCCTCTAATCGAACCTTCTCATTTTTGAGTAAGTTGAAATCAACCCCATTTTCAAATCCATATTCCGCCATTCTCGAGAACCAATCATTGAATCTCGTATTGATTTCCAATGCTTCATGTAAATCTCTTGCTGATACGGTCGGCTGTTCTGCCTCGTAGTTAATTTTTAACAACTCGTTCATCTAATTCCTTCTTTCTATCTTTATTTTTGATTTTGTGTTATACTTCTTTCAAAATATTTTGAAAAGGAGAATTGTCATGAATAGTGATGTAACCATTATCCAATCTCGCTTTCACTACACCGAAAAAGCATATGTGCCAAACACTTCGAACATCGTAGTTATCATTGACGAGCTGATCAAATTGATGGAACCGTATTTTCACAAACAAGCCCCTACATTCCGACTTATAAATGATATTCGCTTTGATCACCCAGAAACCGCTTCTACTTACGATAAAATTCATATCTGCTGTATGGACACTTCTTGGTCTCAAATAGCCTATCAATTTTCCCATGAATTCTGTCACCTTTTAATTGGAAATCCAGTTCCACAAAAGATGCGATGGTTTGAAGAAAGCATTTGCGAACTTTCCTCTTTGTTTTTCATGGAACAGCTGGCCATTGTTTGGGCGAAAAGTGGAATCCTCGGTCATCCCGAATACGCGGGATCTTTTATCTCCTACTGCGATAATCGCATGAATTCCGTATCTAACCTTCAAAATCTTTTGGATGTCTCCGATCCATCTTCTAATATTTGGGTTCATGCTGTTTCCGAATGCTATGACAGAAATTTCAATTTGCAAATTGCCAAATTACTTCTACCAATTTTTCGCAAATACCCTGCATTATGGGAAACTGTTCCCCTTTTAAGCAGGTTACCAGAAGATGAAAGCTCACTTACTCGGTATTTAAGTTATTGGAGCATCCTTTCTGGAGAATCATTCCGGCAGCCTTTTGTAGAACTCGCTGAAACTCTTCATTGTTCCATATAAGACCAATTTACCCACTGATTCTCACGCCATAACCAAAACTCAGCCGCGCCACCGTTGTAATAGATATAAACTTTATATCCTGTTACCTCTGGTGGCTCTGGTTTCCCGCCAAGCAAGATCTCTTCTCTTTTCGCCATGAACTGATGCATAGCAAAAGAAATTGTTTTTTCAAGCTGTGCATAGTCAACGCCCATAGCTCCCGGTGCTCCCTTAGGGCATCCGTAATTCTTGAACGTGTTCATGTAACTCACCTTCTTTCTTTTTTCTGTCATCCTGTTTCTGGCTTACCATGGCTTCTCCCATACCCAAGAGATAACCCTTATCAAATTCGGACATCTTCGGGATCGCGGTCGCGATTGTCTCGAGAATCTTCTTTTCTTTTTCTGACATCGTTTCACCTCTTTTCTTTTGTGACAAAGCATTGAGTCGCTTTGTTTTCTGTTTGTTGCTATGCGTCTATTATATGTGGCTTAAGGTCTTTTGTCAATAGCTTTTTGTGGCTTTTCGACTTTTTGTTCTTATGCCACAAATTTATATTGATTTTTTCTTTTTTATGGGTTACAATAATTCATGGAAAAGAGGTGATTAAAAAATGAATGAGCGTCTCAAGAAATTGAGAAAAGAGTTGGATATAACTCAGCAGGAACTTGCCGATAAATTAGGAACGGCACGAAACAATATAGCCGGTTACGAAACAGGCAAGCGCCAACCGAGTGATGCAGTTATATCATTAATCTGTAAAACAGACTTCCCGCAGGGGAGAGTCAACGAAACCTGGCTACGTACCGGGGAAGGAGAGATGTTTATCGAGGCATCACGAGACGAGCGGATAGCGACTTTTGTGGGCGACATCCTAAAAGATGAGGAGGAAACCTTTAAAAAGAAATTTATATCAATGCTCGCGGCACTGGATGAATCCGACTGGGAAGTTATCCAGAAAATGGTGGAACTAATGCAAAAAAAGGGGGCTGATTAGCTCAGCCCCAAGATCGCTTTTACATACTGATAGATCAGGAGTAGTTTCCTGTCGTCGGCGTGGTCAAGCATCTTAATTATAAGTTTCTTGTAATCATCCATAATATGTACCCTCCGATCTGGTATTATTATACTAGAACATTTGTTCGATTTCAATATCTTTTTCTCGAACACTATGTCCTTTTATATAAATTACGGATCAGAAGGTCGAAAATTAGCGAAATTTGGAAATCGTCTCTAATTGTGGACACTTATTTCCACGGGCTGTCGTACAGGTCCTGCATCCGCACCTGTAGTCCCCTGGCGATCTTTTCCAACGTATCGAGTCTCGGAATACTGCCATTGCACAGCTTTCCAATTGTCGATTTCGGTACTCCGGTCAGAATTGATACCTGCCGGAGAGATAGATTTTTTTTAAAGATAATGTCTGCTATTAATATCTTCATGCAGACAGTATCTGCAAAATATAAAAAAACATTCTGAAAAGAATAATGAAATAAAAAATGTACAGAGGGTAAAAATCTATTATGGGAATTTTAGACTTTCTTTTTGCTAAAAATAAAGCGGTTGAAAAACTTGGCAAAAATACCATTTACCAAAAATATTATGCGGACTATCCTGAAAAACCATATATTTCCAACGAAAGAAATATACAAGAATGGTTGAAACGTGCAGAAATGTTTCCAAGCCAATCTTTAGTTTCGAGGAATATGATGATTCGTTATAATGATGGCTTATTACCTGGTCATATTTACATGTTATACTGGCTAAAAAAATATTCAACCAAAAGGATACCAACATACTTCGAATATAAATATGGTATTTCTTTTGAAAAAGAAAAAGCATTTTTGACCAAAAGAGGGTACCTCCTCAATGACAAGCCAACTTCAAAAGGAGAGACTGCACTAAGTAATCACAAAGACGTTATAGAAACCCATAACCCAGAACCCAACATACATCTTCCTAAAACGCCAACGCCTTCTGAAGATCTTGCTTATAATAATTTATCTGGAAAATCATACGAAGCAAAAGGAAATATTGATTCCGCCATCGCCTTATATGAATATAACATACAGCAAAAGGATCAAGGTTCTTTTCCTTATGAACGTTTAGCTATTATTTACAGAAAGCAGAAAAAATACTCTGAAGAAATTAGAGTCTTAACTTGCGCAATAAACGTATTTACTGACCAAGTTCCTGATTCAAGGCCTGATAAGCTTAAGAAATTAACTCACTTTAAAGAACGTCTTGAGAAAGCAAATGCTTTGTATCTAAAACAATCGATTTCAAAATAAAGGCATCCACATGACTAAACGCTGTAATTTTTTTAATTTTTGAACGTATAATTATGGGATGTTTTATCCCAATATACGTCGAGAGGTGATGCCTATGATTTTGCTTCGTATGGAATAAAAATTAATCTACACATTTAGGAGGACTTACCGAATGCCACAAAAGAACCCATGGTACTTAAGCACTTTATTTATCTGTCTACTTTTTGCTCTTTGGTATTTTTTTATTCCGCCTGTGATCGGAATTGTACTTCTTTGTGTTCGCACACACAAGGAAAAGCAAAAGGATCTTCAAATTGCCGAAATCTATGATCAAAATACTCGATTGTCAGAGAGCAATATTGCGCTTTCTACTGAGAACACCACATTAAAGCAAACGATTGAGAAAACAGGTATTACAGAATATTCTCAGGCTAAAGAAAAAATAGCTCAGCTCGAATCAGAAGGACAAGCCAAACTCGATAAACTCAACCAAGACATTCAAGATATTAATGCTTTGACCACCAATTTATGGTCCGAACTTGAAGAGCTGCAACAGCGTGATGATAAATTGAAAAAGTCTGTTTCTACTCAGGAACGAAAGCTTTCTCGGAGTAAAGAACTGTATAGCAGTATGGATTATGCTTTAAATACATTCTTTACAACAGATGCTCCATATAGCACTTGCCGTTTAACAGAGCGTGACATTAACGACGCCGAATTAATTGCCCCATCAGTTATTTTGAAATTGCATTGTATGGATGTAAAAAGTTTGAAGAAGGCTTATCGCGAAAATGAAAAGCTCATCGAATCTTTAATGACGCAATATTCTGCACGATATACCACCAAAGCAAACAGATCCATTTACGAGCTTTTGACAATTTCCATTCAGTCAGAAGTACAAAATATTCTTTACACGCTCAAATACGATAAGCTCGATACCGCAATCGAAAGTATAAAGAAAATAACAGCGAAATATCTTAAGATTGCGGGCGAAGGAAATCAAGCCATTGCCGGAACCCTCACAAAATTTATTGGTGAAATGGAATATTTACTTATTAATTCCATCAAAATAGAATATAACTATTATGTAAAAAAAGAGCAGGCTAAACAAGAACAGTTGGCTCTTCGTGAGCAAATGAAGCAGGAAGCAGAAGAACGCAAAGCTCTTGAACAGGAAAAGAAACGGATTTTGAAAGAAGAAGAAAAATTCAATGGCGAAATTACCAAATTGCAGCATAGCTTAGAAGCTACATCTGATGATTCAGAGGTTGCAAAGCTGAAAGCCAGAATTCTCGAACTCCAGTCACAGCTTAGCGATGTCGTGGTAAAGAAAGAAGAGATCACTAATCTTCAGAATGGAAAAGCCGGTACCGTTTATATTATAAGCAACCTCGGCTCTTTTGGTGAAGATGTTTTCAAAGTCGGAATGACTCGTCGACTGGATCCAAATGACCGCATCAACGAGCTTGGAAACGCAAGTGTTCCATTCAAGTTCGATGTACATAGCTTCATTTTCTCACAAGATGCTGTCGCTCTGGAAAATAAAATGCATGAAATTTTGAATGACCGCCGTGTAAATAAAGTAAATATGCGCAAGGAATTTTTCAAAATTTCAATTGATGAATTGGAAAAAATTGTTGATGAGATTGAACCTACTGCCGAATTTAACCGAACCATGGTAGCAGACGAATTCAGACAATCTCTTTCCAGTGATTCTAATTATACAAGCACTTATTCTTCCGATGACGACGAAGAAGATTTAAACGAATAAAAGAAAACCGCCCCAGTGCGCCAACACCAGGACGGCTCAGTAACATTCCGAAGAATGATACCTGTTCAGCAAAACATATTGTATCATCTTCGGAAACGCCAGACAAGCAGAACGTTTGTTTTGGTGTTTTTCTTATACCCAAAATTAAAGAAGGTGATATTATGTCAGCACTTAAAAACGGTGCTCTCTACATCCGCGTCAGCACCGCGGATCAGACAGAACTCTCTCCGGATGCGCAGCAGCGTCTGCTCCTGGACTACGCGAAGAAGAACGGGATTGTCATCGCAAAAGAGTTCGTTTTCGAAGAATCCGTCTCTGGCCGGCATGCGGACCGGCGGCCGAAATTTCAGGAAATGATCGCCCTTGCGAAGCAGGACTCCCACCCGATCGACGTGATCCTTGTCTGGAAATACAGTCGTTTTGCCCGTAATCAGGAGGAATCCATCGTATACAAATCGCTGCTGAAAAAGAGCAATGTGGATGTAGTCAGCATCTCTGAACCGCTCATTGACGGTCCGTTCGGCACGCTGATCGAGCGTATCATTGAATGGATGGACGAATACTACTCCATCCGCCTTTCCGGCGAGGTTCTGCGCGGCATGAAGGAAAAGGCCCTGCAGCACGGCTACCAGACAACGCCATGTCTTGGATACCAGGCGGCAGGCGGCGGCAAACCGTTTGTCATCGATGAGACAGAATACCAGATTGTCAAGTACATCATGGATCAGTACGACTTCGAGCATCTTGACCCGACAGCAATTGCCCGCAGATGCAATGACCTCGGATACCGCACCAGACGCGGAAATCTCATGGAGCGCCGCTCGATCGAACGTGTACTGCGTAATCCTTTCTACGCTGGTACTGTGGTCTGGAATGGGATCTCTTTCGATGGCACACACGAGACGCGGCTGGATCCGGCACGCTATCAGGATCGTATCAAGCGCATGGATGCCCGCAGACGCTCTCCTAAGAGCCGCAACCCATCAACCTGCCGCCACTGGCTCTCCGGTCTCTTAAAGTGTCCAATTTGCGGCGCTACGATGACGGCAACAGCCGGAAACACATCTTGTCCGTACTTTCAATGCTGGAAATACGCAAAAGGTTTCCATAAAGGCTCCAATTCAATCACCGTTGCCAAGGCAGAGCGAACCGTCTACCGCTACTTCGATGATATCCTCGCCGGTGCGGATTTCTCCTTCACTGTCCGCGACCGGAAGCAGGAACAGGAAGACGATGAGACCATCCAGCGGCTGCAACAGGCCCTGGAGCATCTGGCTGCCCGCGAAGCTCGCGTGAAGATGGCTTATGAAAATGGGATTGATACGCTGGAAGAATACGGTGCCAACAAAAAAAGGCTCGCCGAAGAACGGCAGAGCCTGCAGGAAGAACTGGACCGCGTGCTTACGCCCGCCGCCCCGCCGGAAACAATCTCAAAAGAAGATTTCCGGAAAGAGATAAAAAACATCAATGATATTCTGAAAAATCCAGAAGAACCAGCCGAGAAAAAAGGACTTCTGCTCCGCTCCATCGTGGATCGTATCGTCTATGAAAAAGCTTCCGGGACCATGTATTTCGACTTTTTCGTTTCTTGATTTTTGTTCCGAAAGCCCGCAAACCCGCATAAACACTGGTTTTTTCCTTTATCATCTGGTATGGAACTCCGGGCCACCGTACTGACTCATGATAATTTGGGCGATTTTGGGGTTTGGTGTCGTGATG